AATATCAGGAGCGGCTTGCATCTGCTTTTGTTCGCTAGCTTTCATTACCGCATCCGCTTGAGCTTGAGCCGCTGCGATTGCGTCCGCCGTTGCCTTGTCTAGCCCTTGCTGTTGAAGTCGATAGGAATGGGCCGCCTCTTCGCCTTGCTCCATCGCTACCCGCTGTTCTTCAAGTCGCTGCAGTTCGGTTTTGCGAATGTCGTCGATCTTCTCTAATCGTTGCTTTTCTTGCTCTTGTGCTTTCGCTTTAGCGTCGGCTAGTTCCTTCTCTTTTTTCAGCGACTCTTCAGCAAACAAAATACGCTTCTGATCCGCTTCGCCTACGCCCTGATCTGTTAGTTGTGCACGCCTAGCCGCTTCCGCTCCTTTGGTTAGTTCGATGTATTGGTAGTTCGTCGCTCGCAGCGAAGATATAACCGATTGATCGATCTGTTGTTTTCTTGCTGCTGCTGCATCTTCTGCGGCTTGCTGCTCCTTGATTAGCCGCACTTGCTGAGCGTGTGCACTGTACTTTTCGCTAAGTGCGTTTTGTTGTTCGCGTAAAGCTTGGGCTACCTTCATGTGCCCCGCAGCTTGATCCATTAAGTGCTGGGCAGTCTCTTCGCCCTCCGAAAAGAAATCTAGCCCTTTGTTCTTCTGTGCTTCCTCCGCCGCGTTGCTGTAGTGCTGGAAACTTGCGACCGCCTCATCGACTTGCTTGTTTATGTCATCGAACAACGCTTTAGCCGCTTCCTGCTTTTGGCCAGGATCGCGGATGAGCTCGATGTCCTCCATCTTATTCGATACGTTGGTGCTAGCGATCCGAACTAGCGAATCTGCAAACCTGTCTGCATCTTTCGAAGCTTGCTCCATGCGGCTTGCTACGTTATCAGTGCCGAATACCATCTCGCCAATCGACTTGCCAAGTTGAAACGACATAACGCCAACCAGAGCACCGATGCCCGCTTTGAAAGCTAGTGCACCCGCTCCACCCGTCTTCATCACCTCCGAGAACTGCCCTACCTTTTCGGTGATGCCTGCGATACCTGCCGCTGCGGATGCAAACTCAGTCCCGCCGAGTTGACCGGCCAGCACCCCGATAAACTCGGTTGACGCTTTAGCTTTACCACCTACGTCCTTGATCTTGCCGACCGCCGCTTCAATGTTCTTGCCTGCTGCTGCGGCTTGCCCTGACGCTTTGTCCTCGGCTTCGATTAGGATTTTCACGCTTTCGCTAGCCACTTATACCCGCCTCCGCTTTTAGTGTCTGCTCTTCGTGCTTTAGCCTATTCGCCGCCTCTAAAAACCAAGCCGCCTGATCGAGTGCACCGCCTGCTATTGGCGGTAAACCTCGCTCGTAAAGATCGCACAAGCCAACCACGTCAATCATTGATCGACAGTATTGATTCGGGCAACCTTGGACAGCTACAGAGCCTTGATTGCATTCGCTGCAACCTTGGCCCCTGCATTGTGGGCATTCGATCTCGATTGGCTCTTGATCGCTGCCTATGTCCCTACACTCTTTGTCGCTGCAATTACGGCAAAGCAAACCCTGCCGAATCATCGCCGCGACTCTCAGTCTTTTTTTTCGTCGCCGCTCATCTTTTGATTAGCCGCAACTTTGCGAAGCACTTCCCGAATCTCCGAAAAGCTTAAAACGGATTCGACACCATCGGCGGTAAATAAATGCTCGCCCATGTTTTTCCATCCGCTGCAAGCCTCTAGTAAGCACTTGACCGCTGAATCAAATACGTCCGGCACCTTAACGCCATCCTCAAAAATCATGTCAATAACGCGATGGATTTCGCGTTGCTTGCGTAGGCTCTGAGTCTTCGCGATAAACATCGGACGCGACGCGATAGGCTTGTCCTTGTCAGAGTCAAGCCACACGTCAAAGGTTAAATTCGGCTCAAGTGCAATAGGCATGTTAGCTCGATGCGGTGAATGTAATGGATGCTTCTTGATCGACGTTCGACCCGTTGCGATTGCAACCCCATTCGATTTCGTCAACTACCATGTTTTCGCGGTCTGCTTCACTGATCGAGATAATCTGTGCCTTAGGTGCCGCAATGGTAATCTTTGAGTTAGTAGGCCCGTCTAAGTCAAAAGTCAGAGCGTGTTCGCTCATGTCCAACAGTTTACCGTACCTGTCTTGAGTGGCAACCGTTTTGGCTTCGGGGTTTCCAGTGATCTTGACTACCCGATTCGTAACCAATCCCGCTAGGAATCCGCTTACGTTGCTGGAATCCTCCCGAAGTATCATCGTGTTACCGCTATCAAGCGTCATGTTTTCAACTTGCAACGCAACGCTATTCCAAGTCGTAGTTGAGGATGCGAAGCGTAGGCCCTTCGTTGTTGGATACGTCGGTGCCAATATCGTTTGATCGGTGACGCCGTCCCATACGCCCATAAAGTCGAATTCAAAGACTCCATTTTTCCCAGACGGGCAAGCTAGACGAAAAGTTCCGACGCAACCACGAAGTAATTTGCGGACGCCATCGATGTACACGCCAAGCGTAATCGTCTTAACGTTGGTTCCAGGTGCTTCAGTACGAGGTGTAAACACCCCGCTATTATTCACCCATCCGCAAGCAGGTAGGAATGTGGTGGCCCATGTCGGCACAGTTGATCCATCATAGGACGCATCGAGCTTGAACTGAACGCGACCTTTGTAGCCTCCAACGACGCTCGAATCCATGCCGAAGGCACCTTGCCCCTCGCGTGCTTCAAGTTCGGTTTCCGTCTGTGCCATAACGTCGTAAACGTTAAACCCAGCATCCGCCGCCGTCAGTGTTGCCGCTGTCCCTGGAGTCGCTTCCAACTCAGCCGCTAGCACTCGTTTTCGCTTCAGTAGTGTCATTCTATTCTCCTAGTTTTGGGGATGCTCTAAGCTTGATTTTACCGCTAGCTGCTAGTGTAACTTCTCGCAGTCTTCTTTTGATTTCGATTGGCAATCGCTCCGCCGCTTTTGCCGCTGCTTTTTGTGGTACGCCAGCTTCCGCGAAGTAATCGCCAGGTGCCTTGGATTTTATTTTGCGAAGTCGCGTCCCGCCTTCAGGCTCTCGTTTGTAAAAGTTGCCGCCGTACTGCTTGACCATAAAGCCTTCGAGTACGGTAATCCAACCTCCGCCCATGTTGGGCTTATAGCGAACGCCGGATCGAATTCGCTTACCCTTGCGGGACTTCGAGTATTCTTGGGCCGAGTGCCATCGAATTGGAAATGGCGTACCGCCCCAAAGCTTAATCACCGCTTGCGGTTCGTCTGGTTTCGCGACCTGCTTCATCAGCACCGCTTTTTTGAGCGTAGATGCTTTTGTTGGCCGCTTGTTTGTAAATGGCTTAACGCTGCTATGCAATGCGAAGTTAATGACCTTGCCAAGTTCCTTCGCTGCGTCCGCCGCAACGCTCTTAGCTGTGCGATTGATCGCTGTTGATAGATGCCGCTTCATGTGGTCGTGCATCATACCCAAAGCTTCTCGCATCGCTCGCAAACTTGCTTGATCCACGTCGATCTTGATTTGCGTCATGCTCTCACCGAAGTCGGATCGCCTTCATCCGTCCGAAAGGTGATTGCGATAGGGACGTTGACGCCATCTAGACCACCGTCAGCGGTGACATATTCAGGGCTTCGGAATTCTGCGTCAATGGCATTATCGTCCATTGTGTGCCATACGTTGCCATCGCCGTAAACAGCCTTAACAACGTCGGCATGAAACTGATTGATTACCGTATCAATTACTTCTGGATTTCGCTCGCTACCCATGATGTGGCAACGGATCTGATACGTCTGACGATACGCCGTAGCGGGCGGGTTCCCGGGATGCGAGAGTTCCGGCACGATTTCCGGCTGACCTTGCACCAAAACAACTTGCCTATCTGCGGGGGTGAAGTCGCCCATCCGAGTTGGCCGTATCACCTCCATAACGTCCGTAGGGTACGTTAAGGAATCGCCAATCATCGCCTCTAGGCGTGATTTCAAGACAAGTGCGATTTCCTCAGCGACGGCTAGCGGCATTCGAGTTGCAGCATCCCTTCATCGTGTGCAAGTAACTTCATTACAGTTCGTCTAGTCGGCTTCTCACCAACCCTGACAGCAAACGCGATGCAATCGCCACCTAGGTCTAGTTCGTCGCTTGCGATGCCTTTGATGTTATCGTTGGCAACGTGTATTTCGAAGACGGGTGTAATCGTGTCCCCGTCTTCAGGTAGGATCGAAAGCATATCCCGCACAACGATAGCGTTAATGGCCCTCGCCTTGCCGGTTCGCTTGATATAAACGACCGGCTCGGCGAAGTCATTTTGATTGGCAAATACGTTGACCGCATCCGCCTCTATCATGTCGTGCAAGCTCATTCGATTATCGCTTCGAAGTCACCGAGACGTAGTCGATAACAACGCTATCGACGTTGGTGTTAGCAGCTTTTTGCAACTGGATGATTGGTTGCAAACCGGAGCTGTAACCGCTCATATCGAAGGTAGTGCTAGCCGCAACACGGATGCCATCGATATAAAACTTGACGTTGGACTTGCCGCCGGTGAAATCAATCACAAATTCGCGGTAAGTCGTGCCAAGCGTTAGCCCGGTGGAAACGTCGTTGTTATCGCGTACTCCGTCGTCAGTCTCGACGTAAACGAGCGAAGTGCTGTTCGCACCTTCCATGCGGAACCAAGCGTTAGCATCAACGCTATCGGCGGTATCGTTGCGAGCCGAGCCGACACCGAAGCAAAGGATGCTTCCGCTGGTGAATGCAGCCGCACCGAGCTTGACCCGCATCTCGATTCGTTGAATCAAATCGATATCGAAGTCCAAAGCGTCGTTGAAGTGCAAGCAAACGTTTTCGACTTCGCTGGTTGCGGCAAGCGTCAACGTTGCTATCGAAGTCCCCTTCGTGTAGACAGGTGCACCCGCTGCGGAGGTGTCATCGACCATCCAAGGGGTAGCAGGATCCGCCGACGTTGGGAACGTTGCTACGGTTCCATTGAAATCGTCGGA